TGATGTAGCTAAGGTGTATTCTCTTATTGCCCAAGATATGTTAATAGAACTAGGGAATATTGAAACTTTCAGGGAAGTGAGCTTGTCTAAGTACTACAACGGAGTTGATGAGTCTTCACCACCTGGAAGGCTGATGGCTATGCACATGTGCCTTGAGATGCTGCTATGTCATCCGGCGTTACTAGAATGGTCTGCTGCTAATTACCTGAGTGACAGGCCGGAAGGATCCGAGTATGCTTATCTTCTTCAGCAGTCAGGGGATATAGATCATCTTCCCCTATCGGATTCACCTAAGCTTGCTTACCTTAGGGAAAAACTGACTCCGATACTGGCAAATCCTGACAGTAAAGTTCTTATCTATTCTAAGTATAAGTACATGCTGGAAATACTTAGGTCACGCTTGGCATGGGATTCAGTATTGTTCACTGGCGACATGTCAGCTAAAGAAAAGAACGCGGCAAAGAATAAGTTCGCAGAAGACGCTGACATACGACTGTTCTTATCTTCCTATGCTGGTGGCTATGGCCTTGACATGAACATGGCTGATTACCTGATTAACTATGACCATCCTTGGAGCTTCGGAGCACAAGACCAAATAAATTCCCGGCATGTACGAGCCTCGTCTGTTTTCGATAAAGTGTACGTCCGTAATCTCATAGTGCAGGGAAGCATAGAAGAACGTAAGCTTAGAACCTTAGCAAGGAAGAAACGAATGTCTGAGCTTGCTATTGATGGTATCGACCCTGGCCCCGATCCTTTTGGCGCTTCGGTTTCCCTGGATGCCGACTTTCTTCGAACACATTTACAATCGAAAATTTAGGAGGAAACTCTTGACAGACGGCCACGAGGATGTTAGACTGGACACAGAGCCAACCAGCCCCCAGCAGCGCTGGGTATTAGAATATCTCATCACAGCTCACGATGAGTCAGCGTTAAAGAAAAAGCGCGAGAAGTTACGTGATGATTTAAAGCAGTGGATTATTGACAATTGTGATCCTGATGAGAACGGCAGCTATATATACTACTTCGATAAGTCCGTCTTCCTCAATAATATTGAGGTAAAAGGATTAATAGCTCAGCGGCGAACATCAGAGTTCGTGAATGAAGACAGAGCGTTCATCATTGCTGATAAATATAATGTTAGAGAGCAGGTTACCTATGAGGTAACAACAGAGGAGCTGGATCTCGACGCTATGTACCGGCTGAATCAGCAGGGTGTTATTTCCGATGAGGATATTGACTCAGTGTTAGAGTTGCATGAGAGCTTTGCTCTTACTAAGCTTACGTAAAATTATAGGGAGGGCCATGAAAGTTTTAGTTAAGCGCTCATCAAAATATGAGCTGAGTCTTGATGCTGACGGCATGACGTTAGATGGTCAGCATTTTGAGGACATTACTGATGTAATGGCAGATGATACTGCTGATGCTGATGAGAAGACAAGGACTATCATTTGTTCGTTTGAGGGTGATTTCGGCACACCTAGCAGCGATAGTTTCTCTGTGTTCGTACTTGATGATGAAGGCCAGCTCATATTCACAGGATACATGAGCAGCTATGCCTGATTATTACCCTGGCAGTAGCAGGCAACAGAAAACCTATACGGAGACAGTACAGGAACCGCAGCATGAGTTAGACGACCTTCCGGAGTTGGGTAAACCCTCATTCTACTTGCTGAATGGCAAGCCTACCGGATTGTACAGGATAGGTTCCCTGGCATTAGCGCTCAACCGTAAACCTAATACTATACGCAAGTGGGAAGTTCAGGGTATTATTCCCAATTCATCTATGATGTCTTCCTCCCCCGATCAGAGAGGTAAGAGAAGACTATATACAAGAGAACAGATTGAGACTTTGCGTAACATAGCTTTTGAGGAAGGGCTACTGTATCCTGGTGGCGGTGGTAAGTGGAAGCATGTAGAGAAAACTAATTTCAGGGAAAAAGCAGCGAAAGCATTCATAATTTAGGAGAGATATGTCATTTTTTACATCAGTAAGCGATAGGCTTTATGAGATTTACACGAAGTTCAGGTACCCGAATAAGGCAGTTAGTACAGTACCGACTCAGCCGTTCAACCCCTTCCCAGTGACAACTATTACCCCGCAGCCTGTAATGCCAGAGTTTGTATCACCAACTGTAGAGGCAACGGGCACTACTATGGTGACAGTTTCAGAACCGCCGAAGACTATAGAGCTGGTGGAGGAACCACATGCCGACACCGTTAGTTAAAGTAAGTAAAAAGTTTGTCATTAACATGGGTTCTTATGAGAGTTATGCTCCTGAGTTCTCCATTGAATTACCTGTCAGGGAAACGTACACGGCAGATGACGTCATCCATGACAACGCATATCTAGAAGCATTTACCAGAGCAAGTGAATTAATAGACGAGGCCGCGTATAAAGATTTAACTGAGGCCGCAGAGATCACAAATACTAAAGACGCATACATACTGACATGGTTGCATAACAGAAAAGAGAAGCCTTATGCCCGAGTACACACGAGTTAAGCCAGTCTTAGACACCGATGAGGTAGACACTACTGCTTCAGGGTTAGATGAATTCAAGTCTTCAAGAGTAACAAAGGAAGTAGATTTACCGATAGCACCAGGATGGTCACGTAAGATTCGTCCTCGTTCTTCTAGTACTCAGATTCCTAGGTTTACTGTTCCTGATGATGGTGAAGAGGTTCTTATCAAGTTCCTTGACGATATGCCATTCGCTCCTATTTTTCAACATTGGCTTGTAACATCAGAAGGCCGCCGAGCTTATACTTGTGCTGGTTTCGAAGACTGCCCGCTATGTCAGCGTGGCGATAAGCCAAAGGCATCTGACTGGTTCAACATCGTTGTTCTTGGTATGCCTGCTGAGCTTAAGGTGTGGATTGCTTCCCCTGACCCTTCACAAGCTATCGAAGATATGGCTAACGGCAAGCGCACGTCACCTATCAACAAGGATGGTCTTTACTTCGCTGTTTCTAAGAAGAAGGGCAGTAACGGATTCTTCTCTTACACTCTCCTTCCGGTAAAAGGTAGCGAACTGGCAGAGGATTGGCCTGGATATTCTCCGCTAAATGAGATTCAGATAGAAGCTTTCAATAGGCTAAGGTTTGATTCTTCAGCGGTAAGGATTCATACTAATCAAGAGCTGACAGAAGCTGCCAGAAAGCACCTTGACAGCGACTAGTTGTCTTAAGAGGGTAGTCTTCGGGCTACCCTCTTACTTCCAGTTACGGAGGGTTGATTGATACCTCAAGGAATTATTTTAGATGAGCAGTCTTTACAAGATGCTGTTGATTATTTCTTAACTCAGGAATCATTCTCGTTTGATGTGGAGGCATCTTATAACCATAAGCTTGACCCTAATCGCAATACTCTCACATGGATTAGCTTAGCTACTCACGGCTCCACTGTAGTGATTCCTTTCGGGCACCCGCTAGGAGAGGAAAACGGTACAACTACAATTCCTGCGCAGTACGGCGGTACTGGACCACGGGCAGGTAAATGGTATAACAAGACAGTAAAACTCTATACTGATGCTCCTGAGCAGCTTGACGCAAAGACAGTATTCAGGATACTGTCACCATTGTTTTCTTCAACTACTATTATTAAGGTAGCGCAGAACGCACTGTATGACATTTTGTCAGTTGCCAAGTATTTAGGATTTATACCGCTGCCACCTTATGCTTGTACTCTTGTTGGTTTCTGGTTGCTGGATGAAAATAAATATACTCTTGGCCTTAAAGAGATGACGGAGCTTATTTATGGGTTCAAGTACGATAATGAGAACACTGGCCCTTGTGTCGAGTCTCATCCGTTTTCTGTGGTGGCTTATTATTCTTTCTGTGATGCTAAGTTCGATTTCTTGCACTGGCTGTCAATCAGGAAGAAACTCACCGAATCCAACTTGGATAGTGTATTCAGGTTAGAGATGGATGTCCTTAATGTCCTTATAGGCATGAGAATTGAAGGCGCACCGGTTGACGTAGAAAAGATTGTCTCATTGAGAGATACATTGTCGGTTGAGCTGGTGAAGGTAGAGGCTGATGTTTACAGGGCGGCCGGAAGAAGATTCAACATCAACTCTAATCCTCAGAAGCAAGAATTATTATATTTGCCGAAGGACAAAGGCGGCCAAGGTCTTCGTCCTTGGAAGTTAACAGATGGTGGTAAAAATGCTAAGAAGGCTGGTAAGAACCTTACTATCTATCATTATTCTACTGATGACAGCGTTCTTGAATCCTTTGAAGGTAACACTTTAGCTGATAAGCTGCGTGAGTATGGTGACATCTCTAAGATAATCAACACCTACGTTGGCGCATGGCTTGGAACTGAAGAAAAAGAATCACATATTGTTGACGGAAAAATCCATGCTGGTTTCAAGCAGTATGGTACTGTTACTGGCCGATTCAGTTGCGTTTCGGGTAATACTTTACTGCCCACATCTCGTGGGGTATTCAGGTTTGACGACTATGTGCCCTTTGAAGATGATTTTGTGGTCACGCATACTGGAAATACGGGACGTGTGCTGAGAAAAATCTACAAAGGACGGGATATTATGTACCGGGTATCTTGTGCTAATGGTAGTGTGATAGAATGTACCCAAGAACACAGACTATTCACACCTGACGGATGGAAATACGTCAGAGATTTAGTACCAGGAGATAAGGTATACATAAATGTCGATCTCAAAGAGCTATACTCAGGACAAACAGAACATAGAAAAAGTTCTGAATCTGTACTGTGGCAGTCCGGAAAAGCCAACAATATTTCAAGTAGCAAAACAATTAGGCACGACATATCACAATATTCATGGAATACTGAAGCAGAATCTGGAACCAGCAGTACTGAAGCAGGAGAACCGTTTGAGGTATTCCCGGTCAAAGCTGAAAGAGAAGAATCCGATGACCGGGAAAACAGGAGAAAGTCATCACAACTACAAAGGCGAGATTTCAGACGGACATGGCTATATTCAGGTAAAAGTGAATGGCAAGTATATTCTGCTTCACAGGCATGTAATGGCGAAAGCGCTTGGCTTGGAAACCTTGCCGATGTGGCTGGACGTTCATCACATAGACGAGGATCCGCTGAACAATACCTTGGACAATTTAGCTTTAGTGACCAAGAGCGGACACGGGAAACTTCACTTCAAACTGTCGAAATTCGAGAAATTACCTCTCTGGGAACAATGGGAGTATGGGATATCGAAGTTGAAGGAGACCATTCCTACGTAGATTCTGAAGGTTTCTTAAATCATAATTGCAATAAGCCTAATTTACAAAACATACCTCGTTCATCTACTGAACTGGGTAAGCTAGTAAGGTCTGTGTTCGTAGCAGAGCCAGGTCGTAAGCTTATCTGTGCTGACTATTCTCAGATTGAGCTAGTTATTCTTGCTCATTACTTGCAACAGGGTGCGTTGTATGAGGGTTTCCTTAATGATATTGACCCTCATGCTATGACTGCGGCGCTTGTACTTGGCAAAGATCCAGCAGATGTCACTAAGGATGAACGCCAATGGTACGGGAAGTCTATTAACTTTGCTGTTGTTTACGGTGCTGGTCCTACGAAGGTCGCATCAATGGCACATACTGATATAAAAACTGTGAAGAAGTTCTTGGCTAAGCACGCGCAGCAGTTTCCTGAGATTTATGAGTTCAAGCAAGATGTTATTGATTTTGCCAGGACACGCAAGCCTGTCCCTTACATTACTACATTGCTAGGTCGTCGTAGGCGTATGCCTGAACTTAACTCTCGTGATGAGGGTTGGAGAATGGGTGCTGAAAGGCAGACATTCAACTCTCTTATTCAGGGTGGAGCTGCTGATATTATGAAGAAGGCAATGGTACGAGTGGATGTTCTTTTACCAGAGGAATGCAAGATACACCTTCAAGTTCACGACGAATTAGTAATATCTGCTCCTGAGCATTTAATAGATGAAGCGGTTGTGGCAATGTATGAAGGCATGACCGGAAAGGGTATACAAAAATTGGTAAAAGCACCTTTGAAGATTGATCTTCATGTTGGCAATAACTGGGGAGAAGTAAAATAGCATGTACCAAGGCTATTTGGATAGAATAATCAAAGCACTAGAGAACATAGCAAAAGAATTGAAGGAGTTGAATGAACGCAACAGGGTTCTGGGAAAAGAAACGGCAAGAATTACAGAGCCAAGGTAAACTCCCTACACCTAGACATGAGCCTGTTCCCAATACTGTCTGGTGGTCTGATGATAACAGTTCCGAAAGGCAAGCTAGAAGAGGCCAGTTAACAGAGCTGCCAGACAGTTATCAGGAACATGATTACTCTAGAGCTACGCATCTTCATTCTAAAGAGGGTAACTGCCCGAATTGCAATTCAGCTAACTACATGAAGCCTTCTTCGTCTGGTGCTGCTCGGTGCTGGAATTGCGGATATATAAACGGGCGTCAGGTTAACGATCTTGATACCATGTCTGTTATTGCTGATGTTCACACAGTGAAAGTGAGGCAGACAGAAGATGGCGGGGCATCTAAGTACAGAGCACGAATAGGAAAAACAGCAGCCGAAATAGCTGCTGTCAACAGAGAACTCGAACTTTCGAATATGGGGAAATCTTACGTTGATAGCTAACTTACTGAACAAGAACTACGGGGCCGGGACAGCGATACAAGCATCAGATATTGTTTTACCGGATACGTTAACGACAGGTCTTTTGTCATTAGACACTATTTTCGGTGGTGGTCTTCCTCGTGGGGAATGGGTTGAATACCGTGGAGCAAAATCTGCTGGAAAATCTTCTCTCATGCACACATGTGTTGCGGCTAACCAGAAGCTTGACCCTGGTTTTACTACATTGTGGGTGGCATCAGAAACCTATGATATAGGCCAGGCAAAAGCACTAGGAGTAGATTTGTCTCGGGTGACAGTAGTGCCTACTAAGAAGATGGAACTTGCATTTCAGACTATTATTGATGCGCACTCTAGCGGGGACGTAGATTTATGTGTTCTTGACAGTTACCCGGCTCTTTCACCTGATGAAGAAGTAGATAAGGCTATGGATGAGTCTACTATGGCTTTGGGTGCTCGTAACTTCGGAAAATTCATCCGTAAGATAGGTGCTGAGCCTGTAGCTGGCAAGCAGATGACTGGTGTTATCATTAATCAGTATAGGCAGGCTCCTGGTAAATGGTCGCCTAGAGGTACACCTATGACTACTCCTGGCGGCGAGGCTAAGGATTACTTCTACTACATTATTCTCAAACTTGCACGTGATGAGTGGATAACAGAGAAAAGACCAGGAGTAGCTGACCCTGTTACTGTTGGTCAGACAATCAAGATGACTACTGAGAAGAACAAGGCAGCACCACCACAGCAAGTAGCAAAACTTGATTTCTATTTCCGCAATGCTCCTGTTCTTGGTTTCAGGCGTGGTGAGTTTGATGTTGCACTTGACTACTTTACTGTCGCTCTCCTTTTCGATATAGTGAAGAAAAAAGGTGGCTGGTATTATTATAAAGAGAATAGGTGGCAAGGAAAGCCTGCTGTTCTGTCATCGTTACGTGAAGACATAACACTTCGTGAAGATCTTGCTGAGCAAGTTCTTGCGGCTGCTTCTATCCCTGAACTGTCTGACCAGCTTGTGCAGGTAATTAATGATGAGGATTACAATGCTGAAGGATAATATACATAAACGTTCACGCCTTCAAGAGCGCAGGGCAGCTAATGATTACGGCGGCCATATTACTCCTGGAAGTGGTAATCAGTGGCATTCTAAAGGTGATGTTCATTCGGATAAGTTTATTGTTGAGTGCAAGAGCACGACTCATGCAAGTTACAGCCTGAAAGCAGCCGACTTCCTGAAACTATATTTACAGTCAGTTGTAGAGAACAAGCAGCCTGTCATGGAAATAGAGTTCGCTCATCACAATCTCACTCTTGTTGTACAGGACAAAAGAGATCTTTTTCCGGTCGGCACCTAGATTGAGCAGATAGTTTTGGTTTTACGTTTGCGTAGTCCTGCTCCTGGCGGCAACTGGGAGCAGGCGAAATGCTTGTCAGTTAATATAGGTGATGATGACCCGTTCTTCTCACCTGATCCTCTTGACAATGAGGAAGCTGTCGCTTTCTGTAATGGTACTGTTGATGGAAAACAGTGTATATTGAGAGATAGCTGTTTAAACTTCTCCCTTACAAATAATATTGAATGGGGTGTCTACGGAGGAATGACGCAAGAGGCTAGACGCGCACTAAGAAAAAAATTACCTCCTGTTAAGAGCAAACCAAATTCCGAATGGAAATGGATGACAGAAGAAGAAGCCTTTGCTGGTCTATCTGACGAACAGTTAAGAGAGGTAATCAGTGTCTTTAAAGAAAATAGTGAATCCAATAGCAGGGGGATAAGTGATGACTAGGATACAGAAAAAAGCCAAAGAAAGACCTTCAAATACAAGCCCGCTACGTAGAGTGATTAAGACCGATAACACGTTTGCTGACTACGCATCGTTACGTGCCTCTACGGGGATAATAATACCTGAAGTCAGGAAAGTACTTCTTGACCGAAAGAAGACAGAGAGCGGCGTAGTATCACGACGTAAACTTTATCCTAGCGAGATGTCTCGTGCTGATTGGTGTCCTAGAGCTACTTATTACCGGTTGTCTGGCATGCCTGATGCTCCTTCCAGTTATTCACTTCAACTGGAAAATGTTTTCGCCCAAGGTAACGCTATTCATGAAAAGTGGCAGAACTGGCTGGCTCAGACAGGAAAACTGTGGGGAGACTGGAAATGCTCTCGCTGTAGTGAATACGTTAAGGACAGCTTAAAGCCAGATGAGAATTTTGGTGGTTCCTGTGTGGGAACTTCGTGGGTAAATCTGCACAATTACATAACGGATATAAATATTACTAAGGATGAGGTCTTTGCACATGACTGGAAATACAAGGAAGTAACACTTAAGTCAACATCGTTGCCTCTATCGGGTCATGCTGATGGTGGTTTAGTTGGTCATGATGCTTTAGTAGAATTGAAATCCATTTCTGCTGGCAGCTTCCGTTTTGAGGCACCTAAACTGTTTGAGTCTCATACTCATACTTTAGACGGCAGAAAAGTAACAGATATTGACAGTATGTGGAAAGATTTTCATTCTCCTCTCACGCCGCACATTAAGCAAGGTAATTTGTACCTGTTCATGGCTAAAGAAATGAAATTGCCATTCGACAGAATATCGTTCCTTTATGAAAATAAAGCTAATAATCAGGTAAAAGAGTTCATAGTTCCTTATTCTTACTCTATTATAGAACCTATCATAGAGACTGCTTTGAAGGTAACTGAAGCTTTAGCAGACCATACAGCACCCCCTTGCCCACGAGGAGGGTGTTCTAGCTGTAAATTCTATGATAAACAAGAGGATAAGTAGTGAATGTACCAAATCTCAATTATAAGCTGATAGATACACTTATAGTGTATGCATTAGGAGTTGTTATTATTTCAGGATTAGTTATCGTAGTTCTGAGAACACTGGGGGTACTTCACTAATTATGCTTGTGAGGGAGGATGAAAACTTGTATTCAAGGAATGACAGGTATCAGGATACCATCAACTTCCTTGGCGGTTACAGAGAAGAAGAGCACTATGACCCGTGGCCAAAACCTATAGTGACCTATCATCCTGTTCCTGTGGACGATATAACCGCTAATAAGATAGCTGACATGTACTCTACTATTATAGCTATCGAGACTGCTGAGGAATTGGACAGAAAATTTCTAGAACATGAAAATGCGGCGCTAGCTTGGGGAAAATACAGGAACAAAGTTCCTAGCGAAATACTTACTGAACCAGAGGTATCTTATCATGGGCCTGCTGTCACTCAAGTGACATATTCAAGCTCTAGGTCAGAGTATATTCATGCACTTACTCATTATGATTCTCTTATCGCTAAAGATAAGATGCTGAATCTGGTCACAGAACAGATGCGGCCCTTGGAGAGTGGTACATGGGATAATGATGGTGAGAACACTATTGTAGTACAGGAAAGTACACGGACGGATGTTAGTTCCCAGATAACTAGGAGTATTACGCTAATTGTGGTCATACTACAGGCTTTGTTTATAGTTCTAGGTATTATAGGACTACTGTGAGCAAAAATAAAGCTAAAGGCACTGCTGAAGAAACTTTAGTAACGAATTATCTTAATGACAATGGTATATTAGCAATGCGTAATCCTCCGCAAGGGGCAAAAGACAAAGGTGATATCAACTTGGTATCTATTCCTGTTGTCATTGAGGTAAAGAATCACGCCAGGATGGAACTTGCTTCCTGGTTAGATGAGGCTAATACTGAGAAGTTTAATGCTGGTGCTGAGATAGGTGTTGTCTGGCATAAACGCGCCCGTAAGGGCTCGCCAGGACAACATTATGTTACGTTAGATGGTGAGTCTTTCCTTGTCCTTCTGAAGAAGGCTTTTCCTGTCTAGTATGCTAGAATATACTGAGTAATACATACTTTTTAGGAGCATAAAATGGCAGAACCATCAGTATTCCGGGTTGGCGGCGGTACTAACGCCATCAGCCTTGCTTCGGTTATAGCACATGAAGTGTACAAGGGAAATTCTCCAACTTTACGAGCGATAGGACCAGGGCCAGTCAATCAGGCGATAAAGGCAATAATTATTGCTCAGTCGTATGTTGGCTCTAAAGGTCATCGTATTTCAGTTATTCCCGGGTTCGCTGACGTTGACATGGATGACGGCAAGGTAACAGCAATAGTATTCAAATTGAAAGTAGAATAGCAATGTCTCGAATGGGGAACTTCGCTAGTGGTGCTTCTGTTGTGTCTGAACCGCAGTCATTACAGAACAGTTCTATGACATTTAACGCTAAAGTACCTGGCAAGTTCACGGCCAATGGTCTCAATCAGCCTATTATGGATTCACCAGATGGAATGTCAGCAAGAGACGCCAAAAGGCAAACGCCTAACGGAGAATTGCCATCAGAGAATGGTTCCTCCGATTCAACATACACTGCGATTAATCCTGACCAGTTCGGGACAGCGCTAGGAATTTAGCTAAGGACACAATATGTGTGAAGCTTGCAACTCAGATTTTGGTACAGTGGGAGACAGCCCACTAAGCTATGTAGGGGACGGAAAAGCTTCTTCCTCTTCAAAATACACTAAATCAATGCCTAAAGGGACAATGGGACGTGGGTCTTCTCCTACTGGCCGTGCTGGTAATAAGGGAAGTTCTCTTATAAAGGAAGCTAACGGACCTAAGTGCTCTGTTCAGACTACTTTATATAAGGCTAATGCTTCTGATGCTAACATGACTCAGAGGAACGTTTATACTGTTCCTTCTGCTGCTGGTGTTGGTGGCTTCTGGAAAGAGAGATCACGTCAAGGCCAGGTAATGTAGGCAGAAGTGAAAAATGTTCCTGTAGGCTTTCTTAAGCCTGAGTATCTTTCAAAGATGAGTGACGATTATGCTTTGAAAGACCTTCACAGAGATGCCGCAATGACTAAAATGTCTGCTGCTGAGACTTCTTCGCCGTCACGGAGAAGAGAATTCATGGACCAGGCGAAGACGCATCTTCAAGGAGCATTGAAGGCAGCTTCGTCAATACAAAATGTACGAGCGGAGCCAACGGGAATGCTGCGTACTAAGAATTCTCAGTCTAACCCTATGGATAGTTAATGACCAGTTTACATAAGTCTTCTACTGGCGATATGATTAATTATATGGATAATGATGCTATGAGGAAGCTTCATTCTGATGTAGCCAGAAAACATAGCACAGCTACTAAGGTAGCTACCTCAAGCAGGAGTACCGAATTTCATATGGCCGCATCAGCTCATCATTATGACCAGTCTTATGAAGCTACTAAAGGTATGGACAGAAGAGTAATTTCTCGTGCAGAGAATATACCAATACCAGGTCCGTCAGGATTGCAGAAGTACAACTAATGACTCAGAGTCCTTCATCTAACAGGCACTCAATACCGGATGTTATTCCCTTCGGGTGGACAGATCCTACCAAGAATGTAGAGAGTTTAGTAAAAGCTGCTATGGAGCGGCAGGATGACATGCGTAACCTTGTCGCTGAGCATGCACATGAAATGGCTGAGTTGCGAGAGAGGTATGCTACAGACTTACGTAAAGCAGAATCGGCTAGAATTGATGCTATAAGAGCAGTGGACGTTGGGGCTGTAGCAGCCGCCGCTACTGTAGCGGCAACTCAGGCTAACACTTTAGCTGCACAAGTGGCTACTTCTGCTGAGACACTGAGAACACAAGTAGCCGCTGCCGCTACTGCTGCTACTGTGGCGCTAGCTGCCGCACTTGAACCTATTCAGAAGGATATCGCCGACCTTAGACGTGCCCAGTACGAAGCTCAGGGACAGAAAACTCAGATAGTAGAAACACAAGCGGTCACTACCGGTTATCATGCTAGCACTGGATTGATAATAGGTGTATGCAGTATTATAGTGACTGTTCTAATTGCTACTATCACTATATTCTTAGCAGTTCATAAGTAGGTAAATATGGCAAATTCATCCAATTGGTTCGTTCCTGGTGACGCTTATAATTCACCTTCATCACACATGGTTGGTGGTAACGGCGGTCTTTACGGTCGGAATGTTCCTAATTTCCGTAACCCTCTTGATGCAAGGCGTTCTATAGCTAAAGAAGGCCAGGAAGGCACGCCCGACGGTTATCTTGGTTTTCAGTCGGGTGACAGACGCCAGGATAAGCTTTTACAGGAACTCGGCAACCAGCTTAATAAACGTCCTTATCAGCGTGGTGTTCATAAAGGGTCTAAGATAGCACCCAAGGACTATTTCTGGCCTACTGATTTCAAACCAGACTTAAGGCTTAAAGCAGAAGCACATTATATTCAGACTGAGTATACTATGGATGTAAAGCGCGCAGTCTTCAAAGGTTCTCCTATTGAGCGTTTAGCTCATATGGGTAAGATACCTTCTACTGGACTGGCCGGGGCACCACAGCAAATGAATGAAGCACGTAGACTTGGCGTGAACCCTGGCGTGAACCCTGTTGTTCTGATGGACCCTTCTGCTAAAGCTAGGCTTCAGCGTATGTTACCTCAGTACGCTATTTAGGAGTGAAGATGACTAAACTGACTGATTATAATGCATCCTGGGATAGAGAAGCAGCTAAGCTAAAGGTGAAGAAGCCAGGAAAAGTAACACCTGCTTCACAGGCACGAATGTCTAAGCTGAAGGTAAATGAGAGCAGTCTGGTTTCCTTGGCTTCATCTGAGTTAGGAAAGTCTTTAGGTCACGCAATGAATGAGTATCATGGTATTAAACCAGACCCTGACTTACAAGGAGAAGATGCCTACAAAAGGGCACCTACTCCTGTAAAGAACCCGCTAAAATCGAGGATAACAACGCCAATGGCAACTATTGACCCAATAAAAGAATCACAAGAAAGAAAGCAAGCGAGAACTGCTAAGAAAGTTAAGAGTCCTAAAACTCAAGCTGCCGTACCAGATTCATCTAAAACTACTGTTGCTCAAGCAGGAGAGATGCACGGTAACCCTGGTGATGAAGCAGCTAAGACTCCTGCTGTCAAGAAAATAAAATCTGATGCTAAGAAGTCAAATGCTGCTGAAGGACGTGGAAGTGGTTATGCATGGAATCCTTCAGCAAGAAAAGACGTTGCTGTCAGGACGGATAAAAAGCCGACGACAGACACTCCTGATAATCCTGATGCTGGCCGGGCGGCTAGAGCTTCAAGAAATACATCAACTCCTGCTTCTGCATCACGTGCTAAGGAAGCTAACACCGTTAAGCCAGTTGCACCAGCAAAAGATGATAGCAGAGTTCATGTAGCACCAAAAGTTGCTATGGACTTCTCTCCGAAAGATGTTCCTCATACGAGTGGCGGCGCTCGTAGTCATGACGAAGCAGCTAAGGGTGCTGCATGGGATGCAAGAATGAGTGAGCATAGAAACTCTACTGTGGCACCATCACATGATTCTTCTTCACTTCCAGCACATCATCCCGATAATCCAGGTAGTGGCAGAGCACCGCATCAGGCACCATCAGCAGATTACTTGCCGAGTGTAAGCACGGGGAAAGATTCTTCTTCTTTCCGTCCAAAATCACGGTTTGCTTCTTCTGCTTCTGCTCCTAGCGAAAGAACTAAAACTAGTAGGGGATCTCGGTCTGATACTACTGGCAATAGGACTGCTAGCCCAAGACCTGTTCATGCTTCTGGGTCACGACCAGCATCCTTAGCCGACCAGAACGCGTCTATTGGCACTGTTGCTAAACATTCAGCGGGGGCTATGGTGGCAGGTCCGGCATCAGCAGCTAAAGGCTTAGCCAATACTATCAAGACTGGTGCTAAAGCCGCCCATAAGTTCTACAAGGAAAAGTCTGAGCCGTGGGCTGAGAAACACAGTAATACGCGTCGTGGGCCTGCTCCGTCAGATGCTACACCTAGTTTAGCCAGAGCATCCGTCAGGACTATTGGTTCTGCTGCTAAGAGTGCTGCTAAGGAACTTAGCAAGCCTGTAGATATTTCTTCTGCTAAGGTAGAGTGGGGAAAACCCGGAACTATAGCAGCTAAAAACTATTCTCCTTCAAGAAATCTGAGCGGTCAGCAGTTCAATGGCTAGAAAAAATAAGAGAATGCCATTGCCTGATACAGGAAGCTTGACAGATCTGTTTTCTCAGAGCAATACAGCAACACAGGATATAACCGGAGGAAGTTCTCCATCTGGTAGCGCTAACAGAATGAATCCGTGGAGTTCTCATCCTGGTTTGAACATGGATTCGCCTATGTTCAAGGGAAGTAACGCTACTGTGCGTGAAACACTTAACAGTCCGAATATGTCATTGCCCGACGATGACAAAACTCAGAATTATAACGCTAAGACACGTGCTGACCCTTTGGCCAATACAGCTACTAATACTGTTTATCCACCGATTCCCGCTGCCACGCCCAATGCTCCCGGTGGTAAACCGGCTGGGAGAAGAAACACTAGTTCTGGAAATACCAGAAGAACTCAGGGAACCGCCAGTCCCTCTTCCGTTAAGCAGACGAGTAAAATTACGAAGATAGCAAGAGCGGCTGGAGATTTTGACGCACTGGAACATTTAAGGCAGCATGAAGGTAACAATCTTAAAGTTATCAAGAGTCTGGTGAACAAGTAATCATGGATCTGAGAATAGCTTTGACAACCTATTATGACGGGCAGCGTCCTTGGCAGAATAATATTAACGACTTAGTTGATTACCGTCGTGCTTTTGAAGCTGGTGACGGAGAAACCAAGCGAATTGCTCAGGCTATGCTGTCACAGAACCCTGCGATGCCTCGTAGTGAAATAAAGCAGAATATGACTACTCACCGTTTCCCGTCACGATTCGGTTATAAT